TTATCGTTAAATAACTAAGATTATTAAGCATTGCCATTTTCTCTTTTCTGTCTTCTTTAAGTACTCCAATTGTGCTTGTGTCAAAATCTATGTATTCGTTACTTTCCAACTTATCTTTCATAATGTTATTAAGATACTCAGCTATCTGTTCAACAAGTGGCAATATATTTTCAGTATACAAATCTTTTTTAGCTTCTTTATAATTACTAAACTTGCTGTTTGTCCTATCCCCAATTAAGATACTAGGCACATTCATAACGGCGGCGGTTGTATTCCTTATTTCGTCCATAGCATTAAGAAAATCAAAGTCCTGTGGAGAAAAGTCTGCCTCTTTTATTTCTGCACCTTCTCCATCCAGGATAAGTGCTTTCCCTACATTCCTAGATCCGCTATTCTGTTCTATTTCATTCTTAATTTCTTTTTTCTTAAAAACATTCAGGAACTTTTTAACAACAATAATAAGATTTCTCTTACCACCATTCTTCAATATGCTATTGTTCCATTGCATTATGTAGCACCAGTAATTATGCAAAGCTGTCAACGATTGTACCTTGCTTATTCCATATCCTGCTCCAGCGATATTGTCGTAAATGTTCACACCTTTTATATAGTGAAACATTTTTAAATCTTCGCCTTTGTACTCCTTGTTGTTAATTCTTATTGATTTAATTCCGTTCAACACATTTTCGTTATCGTACTCAATGTGATAAGAGCCTTTTTTGAATAAAATCAATTCAGCTTTTGTAAATAAATCAACTCTCATTACAAGCAACTCGCCAAACAAGATGTAATATAAAGCAAAATAATTAATAAACTGGTCTGTATTAAGCAAAGAATTGGGATTTTGTAATGTATTTAACACATAGCTACTTTTAACATCTCTAACATTATCCCCATATCCTTTTTTATAAGTTCCCCATTTCAAATTATTTATTGCTTCATTTATCCTTGTTATTGCGCTAGATGTAAACGGATTTTTGTATAGCTGGCTTAAAAACTTTTCAGGGTCTTCATCTTCAAGCACATAACCGTTTATAAATTCCGATAGCGTAACTGGCGACCTGGTACTCCAGAATCCTTTTGAAAAAATATTAAGTCTCATTATCCACCTCCTTGTTTTTGTAATAATGTTTATTGGAAGTATAAGGCGTATACTCACTTATTCCGTATTTAATTGCGTCAAATGTATGCGGATCTATATTAAAAGGTTTTTTAGTTTTAGGGTTTTTGGCAATTAATCCGTCTTTGTTATAAAACCATTTCATTTCAGTTAATTCCCTGTATGTATTAGGGCATACATTTTTATCAATAAATATATTTCTGAATGACTGTATTTTTCTTACTCCTGCTTTACTCATATCAGTCGTTTTTTTTACTGAATTAATCAAAAGTCCATTCATATTGTAAAAAGTAATTGCTTTCGGCTCTGAACTATCAGCATATATTACTTCGCCTTCTTCTATCATTTTGTGCATAATTTCCATTTCCATCATTTCGGGATCTGTCAAATGATTGTCGTAAAATTCTTCATAGATATACAAATCGTTCAACTCTTCATCAATTACCATTCTTACAATAGCGTTATAAGAATGTTCAAATCCAAAATCAAACCCAGTAAATCTATTCCATTTGCCTTCGATTATTTTTTCTATTCTGCTTTGTTCCATATGATGTAAATTTCTGAATAATGTACCACCTGCACTTCCAAATCTACCTAGCGTTTTTATCGCTCTTAAATAGTCGTCTGTTTCAGTTTCTAAGTCTGCTATAAAGTTATCAGGTAAAAATTTATTATCTGTATACACAGAATGATGTAAATATATATTTTCAGAAAACACATTTCCTTTTTTTAGATTTACTTCATTCTTTATTTTCATAATTCGCTCAGTATATAGATTATTCTCGTCTTTACCAACGCTTTTTAGTACTTCATTCAAATATTTATATGTCCATACTCCAAATTCGTTCGGATTAGTTGTTAAAATCAATATGTTTCTGTTTTTTATACTTCTCAATCTCGATTTAAGCTCTTTAAATGATTTATAATCAATCTCATCTGCCTCTTCAATCCAAATAGTATCTATGTCTTTTATTGATTTTATTTTCTTGACATTATCCAATCCTCTGAAAATGAACTCTGTGCCTGTTACATTACAAACAATCTTCATCGGCGTTGATGTGAAATAAAAATATTTTTCTAGTCCAAAGCTATATATAATATCTTGTATATCCGCATAACAACTCTCTTTTAAATTCTCTCTTATCTGTCTTACAACCAAAATTTTTCTTTTTTCTTGCAATGATAAGAGCACCAATTTGACCGCTGCATTAAATGATTTACTACTTCCATATCCGCCTAATAAAAAATAAATATGTTGACTATTATCTAACAAAAATTCTTTAAAATGATTATTTACTTCTCTTACTATTTCCATCAGATTCCCACCAACTTAATTTCTATTTTGTTATCTTCGTTTATATCCGTTTTTAGTTTTGACCTTTCAATATCTAATTTTTCTTGCTGCAACGCTTCTTCTGCAAGTTGCTTGTCGACTTCTAATAATTCGTACGCAGTCAACATTTTACCAGTCCTCATTAAATCGTTTCCCATTTTTTTAATAGTTACGTAAGCCTTGTCAATTATTTGGAGTCTTTTGGCATCTAGCGTTTCATCTTTTGAGATTTCCTTAGCCATCCTTATTACTAAGTTACGTTTTGAAATTTCCACATTCTTTAGTACATCCCCTAAATCAGAATAAACTTTTAAAAGAATATCATCCAACTGCTCTTCTGTTTTTTCTAACCTGAGTTGTCTTATATTTTTTTCTTTTCTGTAATAAGTTGCGTTTGAAATCTCATTTTTTCTCATTACTTCCTCTTTTGGAATATTGCTTAGAATATCTTTTTTTATTTGAATATCACGTTCATTTGAACGTTCAACGTTCGTTCGTTTTTTATTGTGAACGTTCGTTTTATTCTTTTTCAAATGTTCACTCTTCCAGCGCCTCACAGTTCCCTCCGGAACACTATATTTGTTAGCCAGTTTCTTTAAAGTTCCTTTCGCAGCATTTTTGCCTCCAAGTTCTTCCCATTCGTTCAGTAATAATTTTTTAGTCATATTTATTCCCTTAATTGTGAGAAATTATCATATATTAACTCAACGATTTCTTTTTTGCTTACATTCGGAGTTGATACTGCAACTTTAGATCTGTTCTTTAAATATTTTTCCAAGACTGGTTTTAAATTAACTTTTTTCTTTAAGATTATTTTTATTTCTTTCGCACGAACTCTTTTATCTGTACTTTTTAACAATCTTATTGTTCCAAATGCTATAAATCTAAAATCGGATTTTATACTCAACCAGTCTAGTTCCTGCTGCTTTGTTGTGTTCTTAGTTTTAGAAAAAGTTAAAATCTCAACATCTTTTATATTTTTTTCTTTTAATTTACCTTTTCTTTTACGATAAATATTGAAACAGCATCTCAACTTAACTCCACTGTATTTGACTGCTGGCAACATATATGATTTATACAGTTCTATATTTTCAAGCTTATCTTTCTTATACATATCGCCTGGAAGTACAAATGCTACATAGTCAGAATGTTCCATACTTTTTTTTATAAACTCTGTATGCAAATTTCCACTACTTCCAAAAGGCGGATTTCCAATTACAAGGCTGTTTTTCATATACGGAACATTCTGTTTAAGATAATCGCCTTTTATGATATTTCCACCTTGTGGCTCTATATCATATCCAATCACACTTTTAGGAAGTCTTTTAAGAAACGCTCCAGCGCCTGCACTTGGCTCAATAATTCTTGAAAACTTATTGATTGGCATCACATCTTTTTCAAGAACTTCAATCACTTTTTTTACAACTGGATCAGGAGTATAATATTTGTCATTATGTATCTTCGCCATCCATTACCTCCTTAAATTTGCTCTTTTCAGCAATATGATTACAGCAGGGACAAATTAATTTAGTACGTTTGACTTCTGTGTTGTCTGTATCTTCATCTCCAATTTCTAGCTCTTCCATTTCCTCTTGCAAAATCTCATCAAGTTCGGACTGTTCAAAACCAAGCACACTTAAATCAAAATCATTTACCTCCAGCTTATTCAACTCGTACTGCAATTTTTCAATATCGAACTCTGTATTCATAGTTAATTTATTGTGCGCAATTGCATACGCTGTCTTTTGTTCCTCTGTTAAATGTTTTAATCTGATAACTTCAACTTCTGTATATCCAAGTTCTTTCAAAGCTAAATGCCGACCGTGTCCTTCGATAATAATATTTTTTTCATCAATCGCAATTGGATCATTAAATCCAAATTCTCGAATACTATTTTTAATCTGTTCAACTTGCCACTCTGGATGTTCTTTAGCATTCCCAGAATATTCGATTATTTCATTGATATTTATTTTCTCTATCTTCATCTTGCCCCCTTTCTTTGATTTTTAGACAAAAAAAAAGACCGTATGTATAAAATCAAGGCTTTTTAGTTCCTCGAATTTATAAATACGGTCATCATTTTGTGTACGTCGTTATTTATATTTTATTCAATTGTTATTTGAAACTTTTGAAATCAGGTTGCTTTTTTGCATACTCTGTTTTGATATTTCTCAGTTTCTGTTGTTTCTATTAATATAACCCCGTTTGGTCTTTTATCAATAAAAACTTTTCCAATTTTTTCACTTTCTAGAAAATTTTTGATTTCTTTGAGTTTTTTACTTATACTCATTTTACCTCCTAATTATACCTTATTTCTCTATTTTTTTCAATCCCATTTCTTCAAAATATTTTTCTTTCAACTCTTCAAAATTCATTTCATTTATTTCATCAAATTTCAAAACTTTTTCTTTAAATTTCTCAAATTCATCTTCCAACTTTTTTATTAATTCATTCGTGTTTGTTTCTTTGCAATCCCATCCGCTGTCGCCAGAAAATGATTTTTGTGCTGATAGTTTAAATAATCTATTTTTGTATTCAACACAAACCACGAAATTTTTAAGTATCATTTGATCCTCAATATCATAATAAGTTTCAAATTTTCTATTTCCCATAAAATCTTCAATCAATTCTTTAAATCCTCTATAAATCAAATAATCTAAATTAATTTTTCCCATACTTTTCTCCTCTTTAATTTTTATTTATCTTAATTATACCATTTTACACTCTAATTGCAAAAAATATAATCAAATTTATTATTGCATAAAACACCAGAAAAATAAAAAAACAAAATACTAAAAAATATATCACATTGTGAAGTGTATAATTAATTCTGGCTATATTTTTAAGATTCTTTTTTACATCTTCAACTAAAGTATACAGATAGCTGACTAAAAAGAAAACTAAAAATATTGTAACTGCTGCACTTAAAATTCTCGTTATTATTCCCATTTATTCCTCCTCCGTTATTACAATCGCATTATCAATTGTAACTCTACGATTATTCTCGCTTATTAAGTTTAATGATATTCTATTACTTTCATCCGAATCTCTTACCCTTATCATTCCTTTGTATTCTTTCAACAATTTTCCGTCAAGAGTATAAATTTGTACCGTTCTTTTTAAACCTTTTGTGTCGCTTTCATAGTCTTTTTGACTGTCTTCCCATCTTGCACAACTTCCTAATAATCCTAAAATTGCAATTCCTAATAATAATTTTTTCATTTTAATTCCCTTTCTTAAATTATTTTAAATCCATTTCGATACCCACATACCGAATGCAAAACTCACAACTAATTTAGCTAGATCTAAAAAATCTTTAGTTTGTTCAATTTGCACAACACCTATAAATGTAATTATAAAGCAAAACACTATCTTCATTATTTTTTTTTAACATTTTCAAATCCTCCTATTTCTTTTTATACTTGTCTTTATTCAATATTTTTTCAAAACTTGCTTTATTTTCATCTTCCCTGTTCCATAAACTCCAATTTAATTTTCTCCAGTTTTTTAAATTGAATTGCATTCTATCCTTGTTTTTCATACTTCCTCCTAATTTCTATCGTTTTCCCGACATCATCCAAACGTTCTTAATACCATTTTGCTGACATCAGCAATATGCTTTTTGTTGACTTCAACAAAATGATTTTATCCTGAATCTATTATTTTCAATAAAAACTCATACAATCCGTAAGCCATAAGTATCCCAAAACCTAAACTCGCCAACATTCCAAACAGATTATAATTTTTCATTCTTTCAACTGCATTTTCAAATATATCCCAAATAAATACAATCCAAAATAAAATTGGTACTAATAATATTAACAATATTGCTATTTTCATTTTCTCCTCCTAACCTTTTTCTAATTCAATCGACTTTTCACGACTGAACTATTTCAAAAAAGAAATTCCAAATAATACTAACAAACCTACAATCAATATTTTGAATATATTTTTTGCTGCTTTTTTTCTTGCGTATTTTCTTTGTTTTTCTCTAGTACTAAAATCTTCAAACATTTGATCCTCGACTGCCTTGTACCAATTTTGTAGTTCATCCAATTCAAATCGTATAAATAAAATTTCTAGAAAAATTGTTGCGACTAATAAATATATTTTTATCATATCTCCTCCTTAAATGCCTTAAAATGATTTTTGTAAATCTTTTTCAACTCTTTCACAAGTTCCACATTTAACCACACCCCTTCAATATAATATTTGTTCTTAAATGTTTCCTTGCCTGTTGCGTGGAATTCCTGATGATGCTTGGCACATAAGCTCATAAATGGTGTTTTTAATCCGTCACAGTTTTCGTATCCTCCTATGCTCGCTACCGAGCTCCAATGATGTAGCTCGATTGTGTTGTACTCATTATGCTCTTTTCCACAGATACAACAAACTCTTTTTCTCAAGCAGGCAATCACATATCTTTGTGTTATATTGTCAATTTCCAATATATGTTTATACCTTTTATCGTGTTTTCCAAGTATATATAAATTTATTCCAAGATCCAATGCCTGTTCTATGATAAATGATATGAAATCATTTGCTGTTTCCATATCACATTTTGCTGTGGAAAAGTCCAGTTTATCTGTCGCTATTGCAAACTGCTCTTTCATCAGTTCCTTAATCTCTATTAAAGTATATCCAATCTCATCTCCGAATTGCTTTAATAAAACGTGTATCAAGCTATTCTGTGCCTGTGATAATTTCTTTACTGGAATAACTTTTATCGGAAAATGATTTAAATATTCTTCCAATTTTTCTTTTATTCCTGGATAAACCTTTTCCACAGGCAACGTTATTATTATTTCTTGATTCGAGATTTCAGCATTTGCCATTTCTTTTTAGCCTTTCTTTTCTTTTTAAATTTAATATTCTTAAACAGATTAGCGTTCAACTTCATAAAGTTGAAATCGCTGTCATTTACTTTTATTCCATTTAAAAGCCTTGCTTTTATTCTTTCTAATGTGTTCTCGTCCATTTTTCCTGCCGTCACCCTTTCTGCCTTAATTTAATATTTCACCGATCCTTTCATATCCCAAATCTCTTAGAACCTTAGATATGTACTCAATTCCTTTTTGATATACAACAGTTTTATAATTTACTTTCACATCACCATTCGGAGCATTCCACTTGCTTTCTACAACTCGAAAATACCCACGGTCAACATATGTTTGAAATGGCATGTTATCTCTTTGTAATATTCCTTGCCTTCTTAAAATGTCAAATAACGTATTTCTTCCAACAGATTTAAAATTTAATACCTTAGCAACTGTCCCTATTTCTGCTGTCGTATCACTACCAGTCACATCATTGTAAAATTCAACTTTAGGCTGTTGTTCCTCTATCTTTTTCTCTAATTCTTGTCTTCTTATCATCTCTTCTT